TCGACGTGCCGTATGCTCTATAAGATAAAACGTCTGGCCTACATTCATCTTGTTTTCTAACGAACATATATTGGCATTTTCCGAAATCATAACCATCTTGGAAAAAAGAACCCATATCGTATTGAGCAATATCATCTACGAGTTCTTTATTCAAATAATTTGTTCTACTGGTTATATTATCCATATATTATTACTCTTCAATTATAGTTAAACTTTTTAATATATGTGTATCTAATGGATCATAATTTATAATATTATCACGATTGCATAATATTAATACTAAATTTGTTTTTACATAAACATTTAATGAAAATGTCATATTAAAATAACCAGCATCTACTGGAATTGTATCTATATTATCAATTTTACATGATATATTTGTTGGCTGACTATTATCCAAATCACCAATATCAGCAAGTAATCTAAATGTAAATTCTTTCGTATTACCAGATACAAAAGATTCTGCTTTTTTTAATGCAATGGAACAATTTACAAGATAAAATCCTGGTTCTAAAAATATTTTATTATTTTCTAATGTAATTTTTGTTCCATCATAACGTTTAATATTTTCTTCAAGAATACCATTATTTAAATCATAATATGCTTGTGCTTGTTCTGGATCTACAGTAAATTTTACTGTTTTTGCTACTATATTATCACCAGCTATTTTTACAACAGATTTAATAATACCTATTGTAAGCTCTTTAGTATTATGATTAGCATCTAAATAAACCCTATTTCCTGGTTTTAGCTGCATATCTTCACTATATGAATCTAAAAGTTCTGTTTCTCCATTTAATAATGCAGCTTGATCTTCTTCAATATCATTCGTTCTGTCAATTAGTGGTTGAATAGTATTTATATTCAACCAGTCACCGTCTGCAACGGTATTTCTGGACCAAGTTTTTACAGGATGATTGGTATCTAATACAGTCATAATTTATAATTCCTTTTATATTATTTATAAATAAGATATGGGAAGATTGATATTTGAAGATAAAAAATTGGTTTATTCAGACGATAATTACAGTATTTCGAAGACATCAAAGCATATGTTTTCTAGTATTAGGCGTGTTGCTGATTATGCATTAAAAAATGATATGAATAAAGTTATTTTTGTTCTTCGTCATTCAATTAGACCTAGGGATAACTGGTCAGATACTGTAAAATTGACTCCATTAGGTGTTCATGCAGCAGAACAAGCTGGTAAGGCTTTAAGTATATTACCAGATGAAATGTCTTATTATAGCACAAATATTACCAGAACTAAACAAACAGCATATTATATAGCACATGGAAGACATATTGAATATGTTCCATCAATAAGAAGCATAAAGAATATTAATACAGTGGCTACAGATTTAAATTATATAAAAAATTCAAAAGAATATAATAATTTAATTAATACAAGAGGTTATAATAGAACTTGGTATGATTATATGTATGATGGCTTTGGTACTGGAACAGCATTCAATGATATAAACGAAGTATCATATAATTTTGTATCTTCAGTATTAACAAGAACAACAACAAAAAATAATATTTTGATATCACATGACCAAAATGTTATGCCATTAGTAGTTCAAACATTAAATAAACTGATTGATTTTAGAGTTAACTATAAATGGTTAAATTTTCTTTCTGGTCTTGCAATACTTGAAAAAGATGGAATTGTAAGTGTAATACCAGTTACAGGATTAGTTTCTGGATATAATGTTTAAAAAATTCCGGTTGAAAAAACCGGATTTTTTATTAAAAATTGTTTACATTCAAAAAATTTTCTATAATTGCTCCTTGACATGCTAAAGCCCTATTCCTCGGAGCGAAGCTCAATCCAATGTAGTTGTCGGTAGAGGGTAGGCCATCGGAAGATTGAGGACATTTCTTCCTATCATTGATGGCCAGGTATTTAACTGGCGATGCTAGTCCAGCGAAGTATAATCTAGCAAATTATACATTTAGCCGCCATGGTATGGTAATATGTAGCCGAAGTACAGGATGACCGCCTCGTAAGATTACCAATAAAACCCACAGATTCGACGACGGGATATTTTATTCTGTTCTTTCCTATCTATTCCTGGATAGGCTTGATCTCTCAGAACGGAATATTTTAACGTGTGATAGTTAAAAATATCTATAAATAATACATAATGAATTTTAAAAACTATATAGAAAAAGAAACTGCAATACTTACAGAAGCAGGTCAGACGATAAATGATTTGATTAATAATTATCGTAAAGTATTCCCATATTCTGACGAAAATAAAATACAAGTAAAGCATTTTAAAGTAGAAGGGGAAGATACTGAGGATATGACAGCACAAGGTCAAGTAAATTCTGAAGAAGACCCTAATAAGTCATACGTCTGTACAGCACAATTCCATAGAGATAATACAGAATTACCGTTTAATATGGAAGATTTAGGTAAAGTTACTTGTAATTGCAATGCTTATAGATATAATTTAAGTCACCCTAATACTAAAAATAGTGCACAAGTAGCACCGATTCCAAGTTGGGCAAGTATTTCTAATAAACAACATAACCCAAAGAAATATACAGGTGTCTGCAAACATCTATTCGCATTTTTACATTTTCTATATACAAAAGGACTTATAAGAAATAAATAAAATACAGGAGAAGTTATGACTATCGAAGAAGCAAAAAAGATTATCGCAAGCTGCGGACACAAGGTTAAGAAATCACAACCTGTTTATGAAGCAGTTCAAGGCGATATGAATTGTGACGAATTTATTGACCTCGTTACTGAAGGTGCACAGCTTGACCAATATGGTATTGATTTTATCAGCAATCTTTATGCTGAAGGTTATACTGTAAATGAAGCCAAGAAAGAATACTCTCGTTATATTAGCCAAGATGCAAGTATTGACGAATTGTATAGTGCAGTTCCTAGCAAGATGAATAAGAGACAGTTACAAGAATGGCTTGATAAATATGAAGCAATCAAGTGTCAAGATGATGAACAGTTCAAGCTAATCGAAGAAGATCTTTCTGACATCAAAGACTACATTAAGCAACAGCTTAGCGAAGGCAAGATGACTGACAAGATTGAAGACGCTGAAGAAGGCGGTGAATCAATCGAAGAAATTGAAGATTATTTTGATAGTCTTGCTGATGAACACGATTCTACTAGACGTTAATTAAAAAATTTAGAATATTATAAAACCATTGTTAACTCAATGGTTTTTTTCTATATTTAATCATTATGAATTATAATAATCCAAAATTAAAAGTATTGAATATTACCCATATTGATATGGACGGTATCGCTTCTTCTATTGTTCTGAAGAACTTTTATGATACTGTATTTGTTGTCCCTACCAACTATTCAAGTGAATGGAAACTTCTTTCTGAAATAGCTGAATATAAGGACCAGTATGAAGCAATTATTTGCACTGACTTCTTCCCTGAAAAGACAATTAATGATTTAAGGAAGATTTGTCCAGTATTAGTTCTTGACCATCATGAATCAGTTGAGAATTATAATAACGATAGTGATGTTATTATCAACACGTTATACTCTGGTGCAATGCTTACATATAATTTCATCAAGAAATATAAAGATATTTCTTATTTGAGCGATTTAGTTGAAATCGTTGATGATTATGATATGTTTAGGCTCAAGAATCCTAAGAGCAAGTATTTTAATATGATGTTCTGGGAAATGGGCTATAAGTGGTTTATAAGACGATTTATCGGTGGAAATACCAATATGTATCAGGAAGAAAAGCGATATTTCGTAGACGCTAAGAAAGAATTTGAAATGATGTATGAAAATCTTGAAATTAGTGACTTAGCAAGAAACGGTGTATTCTTTGAAACTTCTAAGTATCATGTTGAATGTATTGATGCACTTAAGAAAGAAGGCTATAAGTGGTTCATTATTAAGAACAAGAATAACCTTTCTGTTCGATGCGACGATATCGATTTAACAGAAGTTGCAAGACGTATGGGTAAAGGTGGTGGTCATAAGCATGCTATTGGTGTTTATTTGACCAAGGATGATTCAGTTGGCGATGTAATTCATCAGATTGAATATTTTGTCGATGAATTGTATATGAATAGTATTGATGATTAAGGAGTAAAAATGGTTATTAAGGCAACAAAAAAGCCTGTTACTATTGAATGTATTCAATGGAATGGAAAGAATAAAGAAGAAATTGAACAGTTCTGTGGTAAGGATTGTAAGTTTGAACTTGATACACATGCTTATGATGCTGGTGTAGCTCCTCCGAGATGGAATTTGTATATTCATACTCTTGAAGGTGATCATTACGCTATTGAAAGTGATTATATCATCAAGGGTGTTAAGGGTGAATTCTATCCGTGTAAAGAAGATATTTTCTTACAGACCTACGATATTGTTCAATAGGTATATTTGAAAGATAAATAATAATATAAAAAATTCAAATAAATGTAAAATTCTGGTTACAATGCCAGAATTTTTTCTATATTTAATATATTAAGATATAAATAGATTACTATATGGCAGATATAATTATTGAAAAATCCAACGAGTCATTTGCTCAAATACATTGTGATGAAGAAATCAATCACGAGATAAATAATCTATTCTCCGCATTTGCACCAGGTTATAGATTTAACCCACGTTATAAGCATCATTTATGGGATGGTAAGGTAAGAGCATATTCTGCTATTACTCAGTTATTGCCAATTGGCCTTGTTGATAATTTGATTAAATGGTGTAAGAAAAAGAACTATTCTTACAAGCTTCAGTTCTTTGATGATTTTAAAGATGATATTGATATAAATGACCTCGAAAAAGATTTGGACAGTTACATTACTGGTGGTTTAAAAATTAGAGACTACCAGTTGAATGCTGTTCATGCTGCATTAACTAATAAGAAAGGTATGCTTTTGTCTTGCACTGGTTCTGGTAAATCTTTGATGATTTATTCTATTTTCAGATACCTTCTTGAAAAGAGAAAAGCAAGAAGAATATTGCTAATCGTTCCGTCTACAATGCTCGTAGAACAGATGTATACTGATTTTACTGAATATGGTTGGAAAGATATTGAATTAGATGTAGAGAAGCTTTATTCTGGTCAGAAACCTACCTATAAGTCCCCAGTTCTTATTTCTACTTGGCAATCATTAGATAAGCAAGATAAGTCATTCTTTGAGAAGTATGATGCAATCGTTGTTGACGAAGCTCATCAAGCTAAAGCTTCTGTTTTATCTCGTATTGTAAAGAGTGCATTTAATGCTGAATACAAGATTGGAACAACTGGTACTTTACCGGCTGAATTGTCTGACCAATTATTGATTAATGGCGTTTTAGGAAATGTTGTTTTTGAATTAAAATCTAAGGAATTGATTGACCGTGGTTATTTGTCCAAAATGACTATTGCTACGATTTATCTCAGATACCCCACTGATTTTATTAAAGAAAATAAAGATAGAAACTATCCAGAAGAAGTAAAGATGGTTGAAGAATACGATAATCGAAACAAGGTTTTGAATTTCGTTATAGACCATACTCCTGCAACTAATAACATGCTTATTCTTGTAACTCACAGAGAACATCTTGATAGTATTAAAAAGTATTTGGAGAAATCATATCCAGATAGAAAAGTAAGTATTATTAATGGTAGCATTAAGGCAAAAGATAGAGAAGAAATAAGAGTCGGGTTGGAAGAAGAAGATGGAACATTACTTGTAGCTACATATAAAACTATGTCTACTGGTGTTAACATTCCTAAGCTTCATGCTGTCATGCTTTATTCTAACAGTAAATCAAGAATTCAAGTTCTTCAGTCTATTGGTAGAGGACTTAGAAAACATAATACCAAGAACAAGGTTATTATTTACGATATTGTTGATGACCTTAGCTATAAGACTAGAACTGGTAAAACAAAGAAGAATTACTGTATGCAACATTATGATGAAAGATATGCTTTCTATAAAGAACAGGAATTCCCGATTGTTTCACATTCAATAAGCGTTTAAAATGGAAAATTATAATTACGTCGAAATCAATGACATGGTTAATAAATTCTTTGACCAAGCAAAAGCATATTTATCAGATAAATATGATTGCTTTACATATGAATATAATAAAAAACTAATGTCATTTGATATAATGGATAAAGAAAACTATATTGTATTATGTAATAGATATACACCTATTGGTATTAGATTATCATTTAATAGTTTAATTACAGGTAATGTTATATTAGCTAATCTTTATGATGATAAAGAAGGTTGGCCAATAGCTACATGTTTTAAGTGTTCTGAATATAAAGGAATAATTAAGACAATAGATTTAAAAGAATTATTTAAAATGGTAAAAGAATACGATGAAGAAAATAATGCAGAACGTAAAAAATTTCTATTAAATAATATAAAAGTAGAATTTGACATGGCAATTTTATAAATAAAACACAAACGTTAAAATAAAAGTGAGGAAAAATGACAATATTAATTACATTACTATCTATTTCTGCTCTATTGAATGTTATTTTTATCGTGAATATCATTCTTGGTGGTGGAAAGAAAAAACAGTGCCCTAAAGCACAGCAAACTGTAGAAGAAATTGAAAAGAAGATTTTCGATAAGACAGCTGAATTATTGAATACTATTGATGAAAATAATGGTATTGCTTCCAATGATGATGCTAAGTATGGTCGAGATACATCTTTCATTAAGAACGATAGATATACAGGTCCAGTTGTAACTAGTAAGGGCAAAGATAATTGCTATACTCCAGAAAACACAACTCCATTTGAAGTTGAAGAACCGAGAGCCGATGAATCTGCAATGGAACAGGTCATGAATGATTTTGTTGCAGTTACTCCGACTATGGCAGATATCAAGGAAACAGCTCCAATTGGTGTAGTTTCGCATATTGCAAATCCATTTGAAAAAGTAGTTAAGGAAGAAAAGGTTTCTAATATTCAGCTTAAGGAAATTGGTGATATTCTTACTTCTGTAAATAAGGCTGAAGAAACACCGAAGAAGCGTGGTCGTAAGAAGAAGACAGAAACTACTACAACTAAAAAGACAACTACTAAGAAGAAAACAACAACTAAGAAGACTAAGAAAGAGGCTAAGTAATGAGTGAAATTTGTCCAATTTGCGGAGAACCGTTTGAAAATCGAATGAAGCTTGGTTCACATATGTGGTCTAAGCATAAGGTTAAGCTTAAAGAATATGAAGCACAACATCAGGCAGAACCGGTTAATGAATCTGCTGCACAGAAGCCAGCAGAAGCATTATTCAAGCCGAGTGTCGTAAAGGAATCTAAGGAATTTGTTAATGAAAAACCAGCTATGGTAGTTGACAAAGACATTGTTTCCGAAGGTGTAAAGAAAGATACTGATTTTGTTCAAACTGTAAGAAATCCATATCGTGATTTATATCCGTCTGATGGTTTCGTAATCAATGAACGCTTAGGTTAAAATAATTAGAAATATCCAAATTAAAAAGTTATTGACGCTATGTCAGTAACTTTTTTCTATATTTGTAAAAGAAAGTTTACAATTATAAATAAAAAGGTTGATAATAAAAAACGTTATAAAATGGACGATTTATAACCATTATCAGCTGAAAGTCCGTGATGTCAAATTGTATTAAATTGAGGTAAAAAGATGGCAAATAAATTGCTTGCTAAAATGATGAAAGAAAAGGCTTTCGCCGACATGCTTAGAACTGAACAAAAACCGATTGAATGGTTGAGCACAAACTGTATTTCAGTCAACCTGTTGCTCTCAGGTAAAATTAAGGGCGGTATCAAGAAAGGTTCAATCAGTATGATTGCAGCCGGTTCTGGTTGGGGTAAATCTATGATTGGCTACGCAGTTCTTAAGTCTGCACAAGATTCTGGTATGAACTGCTTCATTGTCGATACTGAAAACTCTGTTAACTACGAACTTCTTACTAAGCTCGGAATTAACATGAAAGAAGTCGGTGTATTTGGACCGACAAACCGAATTCCAAAAATTAAACAGTTCATTACAAAGCTCATGAGTGGTCTTACTCTTGACGAAGCACGTAATACTTTTCTTCTTTTCGACTCCTGGGGTCCAATTATCGAAGAACAGGTCATTGAAAAGGCTGAACAAGCATCAAGTGCTGTAAACATGTCTTCTGCTAAGTTTAAGAATGAACTTGCAAACCTTCTCTTAAGTGCTGGTTTTACAACCCTCGTTATGAACCACGTTTATGCTTCTCTCGAAATGTATGGTGATCCGTATAAGATTCCAGGTGGTATGAGAATCATATTCAATGCTGAAAACATTATGCTTGGTTCTTCTACTAAGAAGGAAAAGGATAAGGATAAGAACATTCTCGGTAAGGTTATTACAGCTGGTGTTGCTAAGGGTCGTTCTGCTAAGGAATTCGTAAAGACTCAATATCTTATTCTCCATGCTGGTGGTATTTCTCCTTATTACGGCTTGCTTGAAGAAGCTCAGGACTGTGGTATCGTTTATAAACCGAAACCTGGATATTATGCTCGAATCGGTTATGATGTCCAGGTTGACAAAGAAACTGGTGAGCTTGGAAAGCCTGAAAGAGTATGGAAAGAATCTGAACTTTACTGTGCTAAATTCTGGATTCCACTTTACAAGGATGAAACATTTAGACACTATGTTGAAGCTAAGTTCGCATTCGAAGACCAGGTATTGATTAACGCTTCTGAAGACATTATGAAGTTAATGGAAAAGGAAGACGCTGATTTGAGTGAAAATACAGGTATCGATCCGAATGTTGCGGCTTCAGGTGAAGACGAAGATTACGAAGACGAAGAATAATAAAAGACCGGGTGAAAATCCCGGTTATTTTTTATATTGAACGTCATATATAATAAAATTTCTATATTTGAGGTTATATGATAGATACACTAATAGTCAATTTATTCGCAGGTCCAGGAGCAGGAAAATCGACTGCTGCGGCCTATATTTTTTCAAAGCTTAAAATGGCTGGCATTAATGCTGAATATGTAACAGAATTTGCAAAAGATAAGACGTGGGAAGAAAACCAGAAGGTGCTTAATTGTCAGTTCTATATATCTGGTAAACAAGCATTTAGGCTTGCCAGAGTATATGGTAAGGTAGATGTAGCTGTTACTGATAGTCCTATTATTTTAGGTTCATTCTATACCGATGAAGAATATATTAAAACTGCATGTATAGGTGAAGATGGTAAATATAAGAATCAACTTAATTATTTCATAGAACGTAGAAAAGCCTATAATCCAGCAGGAAGAAATCAAACTGAGGATGAAGCTAAAGAAATAGATGTAAAAGTAAGAGCTATGCTAGATAAGCTTGGAAAACATTATGTATCAGTTGAAGGAACACTAGAAGGCTATGATTGGATAGTTGAAGACGTATTGATACATTTAAATAAGCTAACATTGAACTAAAAATACAGAATAAATAATATACGGCCCTTCAACAAGGACCATTATTTCTATATTTTGGAGTTGATTATGGAAAAAGATAGCTTTATGAATACATTCCCAGTTGAACAGTTTAGGCGAATGGTTATGCACATCGATAGATTTGATACCGACGTTGTAGAAGATGAAACTGTTAAGAATGCATATGCTTTAGATAAAATGGATGAAATATCCGAAAAGATTATAGAAGATAATTTATAAAAATTCAAAATAAAATCTTTGTTAAAAAAATTAAGTAATTGTTTTCTATATTTGAGAATGTAAACACTTTTATAAATAACGAACTATGACAGATAACGAATTTGAACAAGTAATTATTAAGACTTTATATGCTAATCATGATGTTTCAAGTAAGGTTGTTCCCGAATTAGATAATTCATGGTTCACAAATACAGACCACAAGTATATAGTTGATGCTATTATAGATTATAATACTAGATATTCTGAAATGCCGAATGTTATTGAGGTAAAGAGAATATTAAAAGACGAAAGGGCAGTTAAAGAATTTGAAAAATGTATGGAGATTGCTGATTCTGATGTAAATACTCCATATATTTTGGATGAGATTCAGACTTTTGTAAGAAAACGTCTTGGTAGCAGAGTCTGTATGGCATATACAGAATATTGTGCTTCTGGTAAGTCGAAAGGTAGTTTTGCAGATGATATGGCTTATGCTGAATCATTCTCTTTTGATACGAAAGTTGGTTTTTCATTCTTTGAAGAACCAGAAATAATTTTTAACAATATTATTACGAATGAAAGATTATTGCCAACTGGTTGTAAATCACTCGATGAAATGATTGGTGGTGGTTTACATACTAAAGCATTAATTGAAGTCATGGCTAGCACCAACGTTGGTAAAACATTGGTTCTTTGTTCTATAACTTCTGCATTGGTATTAGGTGGTTGGAAAGTTCTTTATGTTTCATTCGAAGATTCCGAAGTTAAAGTCGGTCAGAGAATTATGCAAAACATATTCGATATTACTCAGAATGAATTGAGAGCATTGAATAAGGAAGCTTATGCTAAACTCTGGAAGAAGAGAGCTAGTGGTATTGGTCATAACAAGTTGGTGATTAAGGAATATTCCGAAGGTTGTATTAATGCACTTGCAATTAAAGCATTAATACAAGAACTTAAAGAAAAACGTGGTTTTGTTCCTGATGCATTAGTTATTGACTATATTGGATGTATGATTCCTAACGGTAGACCTAACCCATCTGAAAACGATAACAGTAAGTTGAGAGAAATTTGTGCTCAGGTTAGAAGTATCGGTATGGAAATGAATATTCCTGTTTTGACTGCAGCACAGTCTAACAGAGGTGGTTATGGTAAAGCAGAACTTGGTTTGGATGATGCAGCTGACTCTTTCGGTCAGACAATGAAGGCAGATGTAATCTTTGGTATTACTCAGACGCCAGAATTGAAAGAAGCAAATATGTATACGGTCAAGTTGTTAAAGACCAGATACGGTCAACCGAAATCAAGTGTTGTAACGATTGGTGTTGATACAGCAAAACAGAAGATTTATGATTTGAAGTCATTTGATGGTGCTCCAGCTGGAAGTTATGATCCTATGGCTGAACCCAGAGAAAAAATTGAACAATCTGATTTAAATAATTTTGAATTCTAATACAGGAAAGGATATGATTAACGAAGAAGACATATTAATAACTGAAGACTTATTACAGATTGGAACGAAAGCATACTTTTATAAGGTAATGAAGGATAACGGTATTGATTTCGACGATATAGACGGAGTTTCGAGAATTCCTGTCTATATGATTCGTGTTATCAAGAATGAACCAGCTGAATATAACAAGTTCAATAATATTCTTTATAAGTTGAATAAGGAAAAGCTTATTCCTATTGCTGATGCAATGGCATATCTTGTAGAAGATTGGTTCGAGCCACAAATAGTAATCAAGTGTCTTGATGAATTGAATTACTATTCACTAATGAATGCATTAAAGGAAAAATACAATATTAATAAAAGTAAATCATCTTTAAACGACTTTTTCGTATGATAGATAGATATCAAATTTATGCATTATATAAAGTCATTAAGAAGATGTGGAATGCGAAACGTTTTGAAACCAATACGTTTGTGACCTTTCTTAATGATACATTAGAAAACTACCTTATTAACCAATTTGTGGCTGATAATTTTAGAGTGGAATACATGTCGAAATTCGCCATTAATTTAGTAAATGAAATAAATTCTGGCTTAATTACGATTGAAGAATGGACAATGTATGTCCTAGAAAAATGTTTAATTGACAAAAAATGTCCCGAATTGAAGGATATAAATTCTATAAATAAAATACAGGATAGCATGATTTTCAAAAAGAGGAAATCTGTAACTGCTCAGATTAAAATGGTGAAAGAGCTCATGGCTTCATGTAACCAGGGAATCAATGATTTTGCAGATACTAGATTTTCCTTATATGATGTTGATGAAAAACAAGAAAATCAATCATATAAACTCTATGTTGAAGGCAAGCTGGATCCTGAATTCTATATACAAGGAATGTTAAATAATAGATTTACAATAGACAAATCAAAAATTAAAGATGTTGATTACAAACGTTTTATTAAATTCAGTGAAATGATAATTAAATTGAAAAAAGAAATCTCAGATAAAAATGATTGTAAGAAAATCTAAACGATTTGTTTCTATATTTGATTTTACAAACGAATGGTCGTTTGAAATTAGAAAAAAGGAAAAAGTAAAATGCCAAAGAAAAGAAATATGAGTGACATTTACGCAGCAATGGGTAATGTCAATGTCGGTCGAAAGGAAGATGCTTCTAAGAAGAAGAGTTATGAAATCGAAGGCTTGTTCAAGCCTAAGATGGGTCCAGACGGTAAGTTTACCGTCGTTATGAGATTCTTGCCAGCTCATCCAGATGAAGATATTCCTTGGGTCGAAAACCGTAATCACATGTTCCAGCTTGATAATGGTGCATGGTTCGGTTGTGACTGTTTGAAGAAGTGGAATAAGCCGTGTCCGATTTGCGATTACAACTCAAAGGTTTGGGAAAAGTATGGCAGAACAGACGAAGCTAGAGCAAAGGTTAAGGCAAAGTGGAAGCCGCATTACTATTCTAACGTTTATATCGTAAAGAATCCTACTGCAACTGAAACTGAAGGTAAAGTTTATCGTTTTGAATATGGTCGTGCAATCATGAAGTTCATTCAGGATGCAATGGCTGATAAGGATGATGCCGAACTTGGTTTGATTCCTGGTATTAACCCGTTCTCTTGGTGGGGTCCGAACGATAAGGCTGTTCTCGCAGGTGAAGACAAGGCTGGTGCAAACTTCGTATTCGAAGGTGTAAGAGGTCCGAATGGTCCTAACTATGATAACTCTCACTTCAGCAATCCTCGTCGTATTAGCAAGCTCGGTGCTGACGGTAAGATGAAGGAAATGACCGATGCAGAAATCGATGTTATTGAATCTCAGCTTTATACATTGAAGGATATTGAAAAGCAGGAATCTGAAACTCGTTCTTATAAGGATGTTCTTGAATTCTATAAGAAGAAGAGTGGTGGCGAAGACCTCATGGAAGAATTCAGTGATGGTAATACTGAA